TGGATCTGCATCTCTGACTGTTGATATTACAGCAGTTGGTGGTGCAATTACTAACGTCACTATTAATGATGGTGGTACTGGATATGTTGCTGCAGAAACAATTACTATTGTTCAGGCAACTGGTGCTGACGGATCTAATCCTGGCACTGGTGGCACAATTGATATCTCCACTGTTGCTACTAACGCAACTCTTAATCTGACTGATATCACAACGATGGAAGTCGGTGCAACTGTTACAGGTGCAACCAGTGGCACTACAGGTGTTATTACTGCTCTGGGAACTAACCAGATCACCGTTGATAATGTAGATGGTTTCTTCAAGTCTGGAGAAGTCGTCAGTGCAAATGATGTTACTACTCTCACTATCTCCTCATTCTCCTGATAACCCATGTCAGCAACTAGACCCGCAACTAAAACCGAACTAAGAGATTATGCTCTTCGTCGTTTAGGATTTCCTACGATTGACATCAACGTTGCTACTGAGCAACTAGATGACTTGATTGAAGAGGCTATTGATTACTATCAAGAGTATCACTATAACGGTAGTTACAAAGCATTCATCAAAATTGAGGTAACCGATGCAATTAAAACGGCAGCTCAAACAGGATCCGCTATCTCTGGCACTGATTGGACAGAGGGTAATGAATATGTATCACTCCCACCAAACGTCCTCTCTGTTAATCATGTTTATACTGCGATTGGGGCTTCTAGCATTGTTCCTGGGAACATTTTTAATATTAAGTATCAAATCTTTTTGAACGATATCTATGCAATGACGCATGGGCATATTCTTCATTATTTTATGACTTCTCAATATCTTGAGACTTTGGATTTTGTTACTAACTCTCAAGCAAATCGTAGGGTCCGATTCAATGAGCATCAGGGTAGACTTTACCTTGATATGAGTTGGGATGAATTGCAAGCAGGTGATTATATTTTAGTTGAAGTTGTAATGCGTCAAGATCCTGATACTTATACTGGCATGTATAACGATGCTTGGTTGAAGGATTATGTTGAAGCGTTGTTCCAGCAACAGTGGGGTCGTAACTTAAGTAAGTACGATGGCATTCAAATGTTGGGTGGAGTAACACTTAACGGTCGTCAAATTTTAGATGATGCTTCTAAATTTAAAACTGATTTGGAAGAACAAGTTCGCTCCACATATGAAATTCCACCAATGGATCTGGTAGGCTAATATGGCATTTAATAACTCTCCAGCACAAGACTACGTTTTTAGCAATCATAGTAGTTTGCTAAAAGCAAATGGATCTGCTCAAGAGCAGAAGTTTATGGAAAATCTTGTAGTAGAAAGTATCGAAATATATGGGCAAGATATTTACTACGTTCCGAGAGACATTGTTAATCGTGATACGATTTTTGAAGAGGATTCTGATGGTAGGTTCTCAAGTGCCAGAGCAATCAGAGCATATGTCAATAATGCTGAAGGATGGGAAGGACAAGGTGAGTTACTTAGCAAATTTGGAATTCGCATCGAAGACAAGACAACGTTTATTTTTTCCCGTGAGAAGTTTAAAGAAAAAGTTGATGACCTTGAAACACTTAATGTCGAAGGAAGACCAAACGAAGGGGATTTAATTTGGTTCCCTATCACAAAACATTTATTTGAAATCAAGTTTGTAGAGGTAGAGAAACCTTTTTATCAACTTGGTAAAGGTTATGTTTGGGAATGTCAATGCGAACTCTTTGAGTACAGCGACGAAGAAATCAACACAGGCATTACAGATCTCGATGCTATCGAGACTGCCTTTGCAAATGCCATTACAGTTGGTTTGGTTGCGGGTGGCACAGGAGACTTTACCGCTGGTGAGACTGTCACTGGCGGAACTTCAAATGTCACCGCTGAAGTTAAGTCCTGGGATAGTTCTACTAGAACTCTTATTGTTATCAATCGCTCAGGCACATTTACTATTCCAGAAACTATTACTGGAGGGTCGTCGTCTGCGTCCTGGACTACCGCTTCATATAATACAATAAATAATATGAACAGCGAGTATGACCAGAACAACGACTTTGAAACTGCCGATAATGATATTATCGATTTCTCTGAGACAAATCCTTTTGGTTCTGTTGGTTCCATTACTGATACTACAATCTGATGTTAGGCACTTATTCATATCACGAAATTTTTAGAAAAACTGTTGTTGCATTTGGAACTTTGTTCAACAACATTGAAATTCGTCGTCAAGACGAAGTAATGAAAGTGCCTCTGGCATATGGTCCAAAACAAAAGTTTCTGGCGCGTCTAGACCAAAACCCAGACCCTACAAACAAAAGAGTGCAAATCACTCTTCCTAGAATTTCATTTGAAATTAAGGGTATTAATTATGATAGTACGAGAAAGGTTTCTCCTACTCAAAAAATTAAAGTTGCAAGTTCGGATAACAGCAAGAACAAGAATGTGTTCATGCCTGTTCCTTACAGCATAGGATTTGAGTTGGCAATTATTTCAAAAAATCAAGAAGATGGTCTTCAAATTCTTGAACAGATTCTTCCTTTCTTTCAACCGCATTATAATCTGTCTTTGAAATTATTACCTGAAATGAGTGAGACAAAGGATTGTCCCATCATTTTAAATAGTATTGACTATGATGATACTTATGAAGGTGATTTTGCTCAGCGTAGAGCAATCATTTATACACTAGACTTTACTGTAAAGACATATCTCTACGGTCCTGTTACAGAAGCCAAGACTATCAAGAAGGCAATCACAGACATGTATACATCTACAGATGTCAATACAGCACCAAGAGAAGTTCGTTATATTACTGTTCCAGATCCCCTTACAGCAGATGCTGATGATGATTTTGGATTCGGTGTTACATCACAAGACTTTACTGATAACAAGAAACGCAATCCTATAAGCGGACAAGATGAGGCAATTTAAACATGGCAAATCCTTTTGATGGACTCAACGATGCTTTTGGAGCAGAACCCTCTGAACTTCAAAAGCATGTGGAGAAAGTGAAACCTACTTTGAAAAAATCTGAAACTGAAGATGTGAGGCAAGACTATGAAGTTAGTCGTGCTCAGCTTCACAACTTGGTAATGAAAGGACAGGAGGCAGTAGATGGAATACTTGATGTGGCACGAGCGTCAGATCATCCTCGTGCTTATGAAGTTGCAGGTCAACTTATTAAGAACGTAGCAGATACTGCTGATAAGTTGATTGATCTTCAAAAGAAAATGAAGGAGTTGGATGCTGATGAAAAGAAGTCTGGACCATCTACGGTTAATAACACTATGTTTGTTGGCTCTACAGCGGAATTACAAAAGATGCTAAAGCAACAAAAAGACCTAAATAAAGAAGACACGAATTAACACGACACGACATGGCAACATTAAGAGTATTAAGCACCAACGCAGTTGCTGGTGATGCAACAGAATATCAAGTAGTTCAGACTGGGTACTATCGCGTGATTGCTACAGCAGCAGCATCTACAGTATCATTTAATGGTGGTCCTGCTATTACTTTGGTGCAAAATCAAGCAATCGTATTAAAGTCTGGTGCAAAACCTGGACAAGCAAGAATCGTAAAAGCAGTTGATGATAGCACGGCAGATTACCAACTCGGAACTAATCTTGGAGAAACTGGTGACACTCATCCATTCTCTGCTGGGGATTTCATTGCTGTAGAAGATGCTAGCACCTCTCCTGCTATCGATTCCAACTTCCTTTCTGCTGGCACCGCTGGCAAAAAGATTACTGCCGCAACAGGAAACACAATCACTACTGATATCGATTCATCTAGTGCATCTGCTGATTATACTTATGCTTACAGCGGACCTCAAGCAGTCGTCAAACGCTGCGTAAAAATTACTGCTGGCACTGGTGCAATCATTGTTGAAGAAGTACAAGTTGTAGGTTCCTGATATGCCAACGGTCAATCAGGAGGCAGATAGAATCGTTAAGGGGATGAAGAAGAATCATCATCGCTTTAAGGAACTTTATGGCAGCAGAGACAAAGAAGTCATGTATGCCACAGCTAACAAACTCGCACAGAAAAAACAAGTGAAACAGAAAACATGGAAGTCTGGTGATGGTTTTAAAGAAGAGAACAAAAGTGGTGATAGTTCTCTGCGTGACTGGTTTAGCAAGAGTAAGTCTTCTGATGGCAAGCCTGGTTGGGTGCAACTCGGTGGTAAATATGCAGGAAAACCCTGTGCCAAGCAACCAGGACAAACAACTAAACCCAAGTGCGGGTCTAGTAAGATGAAGAGAAACCTAAATAAAGATGAGGAGGAAGCAGCATTCCGTCGTAAGAATGCTAAAGATCCCAATCCCGATCGTAAAGGTAAGGCAATTAACGTGAAAACAGAAGAAACACAAATCACCGAAGGCGAAAAGGATGCCTGTTATCATAAGGTAAAATCTCGTTATTCTGTTTGGCCAAGTGCATATGCCAGCGGGGCATTGGTCAAATGCCGAAAAGTAGGTGCAAAGAATTGGGGAAATAAATCTAAGAAAGAAGAATTTGAAGGTATGAAAACCTTTGCTGAATTCCAAGCAGAATGTTGGAAGACGCATAAAAAAGTAGGTATGAAAATGAAGGGTGGTAAGTTGGTAAATGATTGCCGTCCTAAAAATGAAGAAGTGACGAATGAGGCGAAAAAATGTTGGAAGGGTTATGAGAAAAAAGGAACCCAAAAACTATTCGGCAAAACGTACAACCGCTGCGTCAAAAAGGAAGAGACGCAAAATGAAGCTGCAGCCTGGACAAGGAAAGCAGGAAAAAGTAAAGAGGGTGGACTTAACGAAAAAGGACGAAAGTCTTACGAAAGAGAAAATCCTGGATCTGACCTTAAAGCACCAAGCAAGAAGGTTGGAAATCCCAGGAGGGCATCCTTCTGCGCTAGAATGAAGGGTATGAAAGCGAAGTTAACTTCTAAAAAAACCGCATCAGATCCCGACTCTAGAATCAATAAGTCCTTGAGAGCATGGAATTGTTGACAAATTGTGTCAACATGCTACAATAAATAGGTAAAACTATACCACGAGGATACTGCAGAAATGACTGATCCAAAAGAAGTCTCATCTTTTTCCATGGAACGGAAAGAGTGTGAGAAGTGTGGTGCCGTTTGGCTAAACGGTCAGCATATGTGGACAGGAACTGGTCAGAAAGGTAATGAAATGGATCTGGCTGGACTCGTTTGCAACAATATTTCTAAAGAAGATCCCGACTATAATAAGTGCATTAACGCTAGTCGTGGACAGGTTGGAGGACAAACCTGGGACTACCGAAGAGGATATGTGGATGGTCAATTAGATGCCATGATGAAGAAGTCAGGAATGCCTGACAGTAATATGTAACATCATAAAAGTGTAGTGATAGATAGTATTAGATGCTAGAACTTAATGAAGTTTCTTTTCGCTTTTCTCGCTACACTTTTCCTCGCTGCTCCTGCGTGGGCAGTAGATGTTCAGATGGGATCTAATGGTAATCTAGTTTTTGATCCTGCAGAAGTCACAATTAGTGCTGGGGAATCAGTTCATTTTGTTAACAATATGCTTCCTCCTCATAACGTTATCGTTGAAAATCGCCCTGACTTAGGTCACGAATCCCTGGCAATGTTACCAGGTGAAGAGTTTGATGTTGTCTTTGCTGATGCTGGTGACTATACTTATTGGTGTGCTCCCCATAAAGGTGCGGGCATGATTGGGACAGTTCACGTCGAATGAACCGAGACCAAAAAAGAGAATTCTACAAGTCTCTCAGAGAGAGGATTAATCAATTACGGATGCAACATCTCTTTGAAGAACCTTGTCCTCTCTATGAACCTGAGTGGGAAGAAGACCACTTTTGGGATTGTCGATTAACCTACGACCACGACTATGATGAAGAAATTCAATGAGGTTGTTCTAAACATCACTGCTTTTGTACTCGACTTCTTATACAGGGGTCGGGATTATCAAAGGTTCTGGGTGCTTGAGGAGATTGCTCGGGCACCCTATTTTGCGTTTTTAAGTGTATTACACTTTCGTGAAAGTATGGGACTTCGCGGTCCCGAACATCTATATTTGATGAAAGAACACTTCGATCAATCGATCAATGAAACAGAACATCTTGAATATATGGAAAGCAGGGGCGGTAATGCTTATTTTATCGATCGCTTTGTCGCCAAGCACCTCGTCCTTATCTATTATTGGGTCA